ATCCTGATGCCAACTTAACGTATTCAGTAGAATCAGACGGAAGTTTCTTTGGATTAGGTACAGTCAGTCAAGATAGTTCAGTATTTACAATCACACCACTAAGTCAAGATTCTGCTACTACTTCATCTGCAACATTAACTTTTAAAGCATCTGATGGCATTAGTTTTGGATCGGCTTCACGTTCATTCTCATTGTTTTTTACTACAACAAATTCACATAAGACAATGAGTTTAATAAAAGCAGATACTTCTTTTAATGATAATCAAGTTGACGCTTCTACTAATACGCACACTATTACTGAATTAGGTAACGTGACCTCAACTGCATTTTCACCTTATCATCCTGGTGGTTATAGTACATATTTTGATGGTACTGGGGATTATATGACCATACCTCATGATACAGGATTTGACTTCGGTACTGGCGATTTTACTGTAGAATTTTATATTTATTCATCGAGTTATGCTGGTGATCAATCTGTTGTAGGAACATATAACAATGGCGGCAGTAGTGGGTTTTTAGTACAACTTACCGCCAATGCTATACGAGTTTATAAGGGAGCTACTACATTAACTAATATTGATGCTAGCAGTTATCTTACTGCAAATACATGGCATCATATTACTGTAACAAGAAGTGGCACAGATTTAAGAACTTTTATAGACGGTACTTTACTTGACACAACTACAGATTCTACTGATTTTACATATACAGGTTTGCTTACTATAGGAAGACTTCAGCATAGCTCTGTAACTCAATATGTGAATGGATATATTAAAGACTTAAGAGTCGTGAAAGGCACCGCAGTTTACACATCTACATTTAGTCCACCACTTGCCCCATTAACTGCTATTAGTGGTACATCATTACTTACTTGTCATCTTCCATATATTGCAGACGGTTCAACTAACGGTCATGCGATTACAATCTATGGTAATACATCTACAAAAAGATTTAGTCCATATGATTATCTGCCATATACAAAAACAGATCATGGTGGTTCTGTATACTTTGATGGTACAAGTGATGGATTTGAAATTGCAAGTGCTACAGCGACTCAATTTGGTACAGGTGAATGGACTATAGAAGGTTGGTTCTATCCTTATGATCAAGCTGCTACACAGGTTCTTTTATACGGTTATGAAAATGCATATGCAACTACACCAGGAACATATGAACTTTATGTAGGCACGAATGGGGCAAGGACGACACCTCAAATAAATGGTAATAATGGTTCATGGGCAACTTCAGCTACTTCCACCGGATCAACTGAAACGTTTCAATATGAGACTTGGAATCATATAGTTTGGTCTCGTAGTGGCGATAATCTTAGAATTTTTGTTAATGGTAAATCTGGAGCAAATCACGCTATTAGTTCTTCACAAACATATGATATGAAACGCAGTGAATCACAATTTATGGATAAAGATGGATCAAGCGGATTTAGAGGATATGTTTCTGATTTAAGAGTTGTAAAGGGTGATGCAGTGTACACTTCTGATTTTACACCGCCGACTCAGCCTTTAACTGCGATTACAAATACCGAATTACTTACATGTACGAATAGACATAATATTGTAGATGTAGCAGGTGGGTCGAGAATTACTAAAACGGGACAAATAACCACAAGTGATGCTGAAAGAAAATTTTCGACAAGTAGTTCAACATATCATCAAGGAAGTAATGATTGGTATAGCTTTACACTGCCAGTGCCTTTAGCAGACGACTTCACGGTTGAAATGTGGTTTAATCATCAATTATGGGATCACACCACACGAGGTTTTTGGGATTTTAGTGGCGGTTATGGATTAGGTCGTTTTGGTTCTGGCTCTAGCGCCAAATTGGCTTGGTGGGATAACAATAATAATGTTTATAATATTCAAGTAAATTCTGAGATGGATGCTTTAGCAAATACATGGTGGCATTTTGCCTTATGTCGAACAGGTGGTAATAGTTATAAAGCGTTTGTTAATGGAGTTCAAGAAGCTACATGGACATTGTCAGGTGGTATAAGTCAAACAATAAGAATCGGTAATGACCAAGTTGGAGGAGATTTACTTGGTTATGCTCAAGATGTAAGAGTTACGAATGGATTGGCAAGATATACTGCTGCATTTACCCCACCAACAGCAGAATTTGAAGGATAGTTTAATTCAAAAAACATATAAATAGTCAAAAGAATTTTTATCGGAGACTATTTTATGGCACCACCTAATTCCAGAGATACACTCATAGATTATTGTAAGCGTCGTCTAGGTGATCCTGTTCTAGAAATCAATGTTGATGAAGATCAAATTGAAGATAGGATTGATGAAGCATTACAGTACTATCAAGAGTATCATTCAGATGCTACAGTAAGAACATACTTGAAGCATCAAGTCACCTCTACAGATATTGCCAATGGGTATATTTCCATATCCTCAGATATCCTGTACATATCGAAATTGTTTCCGATAGCAAGTTCATTTAATAGTTCATTTAATTTCTTCGACATCAAATATCAAATGATGTTGAATGATATTGCGGATTTACAAAATTTTGCAGGTGATTTGGCATATTATGAGCAGATGCAACAATACCTATCTTTATTGGATATGAAGTTGAATGGTGTTCCTCTGGTGCAATGGTCTCGCCATCAGGATAGATTATATATTTGGGGAGACTTAAAAGACGGAGATATTAACGCAGGTGAATACGTTGTCGCTGAAGTTTATTCTCTCTTAAATCCCGATACGCATACATCAATATATAATGATATGTGGTTAAAAGAATATGCCACTGCCTTGATTAAACAACAATGGGGTGCTAACTTAATTAAATTCGAAGGGGTTATGCTTCCTGGTGGTGTAACGTTTAATGGGAGGCAGATTTATGACGACGCAACTCAAGAGATCGAAAGATTAAGAGAAAGAATTAGAACCGAGTTTGAATTCCCTGCAGACTTCTTCGTAGGATAATATTATGGCAAGAAACCTATATTTCTCAGAAAGAGTTAGATCAGAAATCAACTTGTATGAAGAACTCGTAATCGAGGCACTAAAGATTTATGGGCAAGATTTATATTACCTACCAAGAGAACTTGTAAATGAAGATGTCTTACTCGGTGAGGATCCCGTTTCGAGGTTTTCTAAATCTTACAAAATAGAAATGTATATCGAGAACGAACAGGGTTTCGATGGTGAGGGGGATTTGTTTACAAGGTTCGGTGTAGAGATTCGTGATGAAGCGACTTTTGTAGTTTCCAAAACAAGATGGAAAAATACAATAGAAAAAGGTGATAATGATTTATCCAACGATAGACCAAACGAAGGTGATATAATCTATTTACCACTGAGCAAATCATTTTTCCAAATCAATCATGTTGAACATGAGCAACCATTTTATCAGATCGAAAATGTACCAGTCTATAAGATGCGTTGTACACTCTTCGAATATACTGGTGAAGATATGGATACTGGTACTCAAGAGATCGATCAATTGGAAAGAGATTATGCTTATCAATATAGAGTCAAATTATTGGCACCTAAAAATGCAACAGCAACAGCGAGTATTACATAATGTCCGGTAAAGTTTCTTCATTATCGATTAGAGATTCAGGAAGATATTACACACTGAGTCCAACGGTAGTGATCGATCCACCGAGATTTGATAGTGGTTCATTTGCTGCGATTGATAGTCGAGATTTTAAATTTGGTTGCGGGTCTTTACTTCACGACTCATCTTCTGCAAGCACTTTCGGTACTCTAACAGATTCTCATGGTAAAGGCAAATTTGTAATGCAATCATTTTGGATCAAGTTAGATTCAAATGCAGGAACATCTACGATACTTTGGTCAGATGATTATCGGTTATTCATAGACAGTGATCTGAAAGTAAATTTCGCATACAGGGTTCCTGCCTCTCAAAAAGATGCGTCTCAACCGTACAACCTTCAACTTCGAACTGTTCCAAATAAAACGCTAACAAAACATTATTGGCATTTTGTAAAACTCGAAACATTTAACAGTGGATTGAGAATCAATATCGATTCTTCTTATTATCCATTCCCT